TGGTTGAACACTTTCCATTACTACACATTCCTTTCTGTTTAATCTTCTTGTTCTAATTTGCTGAAATCTACTTTTATGTTGTATCCGTCTTTTCTTGCTGAATTAATTGCAACCACTAAATCATTTAACTTATTGCTTATATTCTTCATATGCATCTGCATCGGATGAGTAAAATCAATTTTTATTGTTCCTGCCATTCTTATTTCTTTCATTTATATTTCCCCTACTATATGAGCTTCTTTCATGCTATACTCATCTCAAAAGGAGGTGATTATAATGTCTGGTGTTTATCGAACTGCACAAATTTGTAAAAACGGACATGTTATTACATCTAATACTAATTACACTGCGCACCTATCTAATTTCTGTCCTGAATGTAAAGCTGAGACTATTTCTGCTTGTCCAGAATGTAATACCCCTATTCGTGGTCAATATGATGTTCCTGGTGTTTTTGGTGTTTCAACCTATACACCACCTAAATACTGCCATCATTGTGGACATCCATTTCCTTGGACTGAAAGCACTTTAAACTCAATATCAGAACTCTTAGATATGCAAGATCAGTTAACCGAAGATGAAAAACAACATTTTATGTCTTATTTACCAATCATCTTTGATAAAACTCCTCAAGCAGAAGTAACCGCTTTAAAACTAAGATTATTGTTTAATAAATTACCTTCTGAAATCGGTAGTTTAGCCAAAAATGTCATTACGGATGTTATATCTGAAAGCATCAAGAAAATTCTTTTCCCTTGATACTATCAATTAACAACTTATAACCTTTACATTCGTCAAAACCACAATTGTATTTTTTCTTTAATACCCAACAATCACATACTTCTTTTAATTTCGCCCCACAATGTTCACAGAAGTTTCCATCAATTACTTCCACATTACATTTGGGGCATTTTACTTTTTCTCTTTCATTTGATTTCACCTCTTTATGAAAGTGTGGTATTTCGTGTTATTGTTTAAAAAAAAGAGTTTCTACTGGCAAATCTGTGCCTAATGTATCTTTAATCTTCAACGCTTCTTCAAGTGTAAGTGGATATTTCCCATTTAATTTGTCAATTAATGTTGCATATCTCCACTTTAGCGTTTTTGCTAATACTTTTTTATTCCACCCTTTTCTTGCAATTTCTGCCAATAAATTAGCATACATATTTTTCACCTCCTTTTTATTGGTGCGATATTTCGCATTGATTATGCTTTTATTATAGTGCGATATTTCGCATTTGTCCAATTTAAGTTATGTGATATTTCGTTTAACTATTGTTTATATATGATATTTCGTATTTAAATATTGATATTTCGTTTTACAAATGATAGTATATGTATATATAGTTAATATATAGAGGAGTTTAACTATGACACGAGAAGAATTTTTAAAAGCACGCATAGCGGAAATTGATACTGTTAAAGGTTTTGCCCAAAGAATTGATATGCCATATAGTACATTGCGCTCTATCTTACAAAATGTTGGCGGTGCATCAATTGACAATGTAATTAAAATTTGCAAAGGCCTTGGTATTACTACAGAGCAAATGGAGTCTTTAACCCAGTCTACAGATGAAGAGTATTATTTAAATAAAGATACTGCAGAATATGCGGAAATGCTTCGCACTCGTCCAGAAATGCGTATGTTATTCTCCGCATCTCGTGGCATCTCAAAGGAAGATATGGAAAAAGCTGTAGAATATATAGAATTGCTCAAACTTAAACACAAATAAACTTGTAATGGGGGATGTTAGAGAGTGG